CAGATTTGTTTGTTTCTGTATTTAAATACCTTTCTCTATGTATGATAACAAGAGCATAGTTGTGACTTGTAGTCGCTGGGTCTAGGTGAGCAAAGTACGTAAATCCTGCTCTTCCTGTTTCTTGTAACTCAAGTCCGGGTTTAAAGCATCCTATAACTTTATCTCTCACGAAGAAGCTCTCACCACCGGTACCAGAGAACTCTGCTCCATACTCCATCAAAAAGTCTTCTGCATTCATGGATTCGTTGTTTTTTCTTAATGACTTTTCGGTCATTTTTGGATTTACGTGCCATGTAGGAAGTTTGCACATTAATCTATCTTGTACTAGATGGGCTTCTTTATAAAGTCTGTGGAACAGTCCCTCTTCGCCTCTAGGAGACGAGATACAAACAAGTTTACTATCTAGTACTCGCTCTGTTTGTTCTTCTCCATTTTCGTCAATAACTTTTATGTTGCGACCAAATGTTTCCAAACTAGGGGTAAGAGCGGTAAATATTCTTTCGCCGGAAGAAGCTCCGCCTGAAGTTTTATAACTTGCAACTTCGTCCATCAGCAAAACGAATATCTGCTTACCAAGCAGAGCGTCAGAGTTACTGTGTCCAACTTCTACAACGATAGAACCTTTAGTTCTTGATTTAAACAAATCATTGTTTTTTTTGTCTTGTGGAGTCAATAGGAAAATTTTGTTCGCTTCTATTCCATCTGGTATAAACTTATTTTGGAAGTAAGGAGAATAAAGAATTCTTGTTTTGACTTCATTAAACGCAAGTTGTGCCTGAGGAGCGGCAGTAGCAACCGTCAGAATCGTAATTGGGTTTGAATCACTTAATCCATAAATGGCATAAGGGTTTCCTCCAGCACATTCAAGAAGCCTCATAGCTTCGTATGCCATAATAATCCCACACAAGAAATCCTTTCCTGATCGTCTTCCCCATATCAGAATTAGTTGTCTGAATACTTCCGTTTGTTCAAACTTTGATAGTAAGTCTCCTCTCTCTTCAGTATTGCATCCTATGTCTTTACACATTTGAATTTCTTCTTCTGTCAAAGTTATGTTTTTATTTCCTACAGAACCTCTATAGAATATTTTTAAAATCAGTTTTTGCATAGGGTAAAGTGTAATCCCCTGTCCACCAAGATCTAGATATTCCTTTTTTTCGCAAAAAGAAACGATATCAGGAATTGAACTACCAATACCGTCCTTTGAGGATAGCTCTGTCTTCATTTTTTGTATCAAATCTTTAACTGTTTTTTGTGGCTTTTTTGTTCTAGGCACAATTTGCTCCTTTAGTCCGTTAGCTTCCACCGTCATTAATATTACTTGAATAAATGGGATATCCAACTCTTGCAGAAACATCGGCAAAAAGTTGTCCAACTTTGATTCCAAATTCACTTAAATAATCATTTATATTAGTATATATAGTATTATCCAAAACATGAAGTTGTAAAGCTCTTACGAAACTACTAATACTATTTTCTGTTGTGAATCTAGTATTTAGTTTAGTCTCTATTTCTGCGATATTGGTTTTTATTCTATCAACTGGTTCATTTAAAACAGATAAATCTTCTATTTCCCCTTCCATCAAGTCAATAAGATCTATAGCTGTCTCGTCTATGAGTTGAATCTCATTTATCTGGTCGGCAACACTTTTATAATCTGTTGGTGAAATCATGTTCCTATACTGTCCCTATAATATGTAAAATTATATGTATTATATTGATCTTTTTGTCTAATTCTAAAATAGTATTCTTTTCCTCTTACTAAATATTCTGACGATGAACTTTGATACATTATTTTTCTATCTATGTAACTTGATGGGACTCCATCTGTGGGGATAGGCACAAATTCTTCTTCTTCTTTTTCATAGAGCCATTCAGCAGCAGATACGCTACTATCAGCAGAAGCTAGTATCGTAGAAAAATCGCTGTCTGCTGCTACGTCAATCTCGAAATGGTACAATGAATATAAATTAGATCTATTGATAATCAGTGATTTGTATTCCCAATATCCTTCTTCATAAATTAAACCTGATGGCAAACTTATATCGCCATCTTTCACTACATCTAATAATAACTGGCTTACTTTTAGACTGTTGGTGTTAAGGTAGGTTTCGAGACTGGAACTCCAATACCCAGTGATAGGAAGAAGTAACAGTTGAGAAGACAAAGACCCAAACATAGAGTTTATTAACCCAGTTGTATATGTCTCGTAAACGGCTACAGATTTAAGTAGAAGATCTGTTTCTGTTGTTAAATCTTGACTATTTACTATGGTCCTTACATTCTCATAAGCCTCTGCTTTTTTGAGAGTGTATCTGCCTACGGCTTTAGCTAGATTCCACATCGCATCATGCCATATTTGATTTTTTATACTTGTTGCCATTTTTCAATTACCTACTGGGCGGGACAGAATATCTAAACGAAACGGTATTAAGTGGATCTCCAAATAGAGTTATAGTCCAATCAAGATAAAGAGAACTGAGTATATACGCTTCGCCTATAGAAAATCCTTTTATCAAAGATTCAACGAATGGAGTTGGTCTAAGATAGCCTTCAGTCGTTGGACTCGACATAGCCCCTGCACATGTAGCATAACCTCCATTCAAAGCTAATCTACACCATGTTTCTGAATCTAGATCTCGAACTGAAAACGCTCCATCAAAATCTGCATTATAGAAAAATATTCTTTGAGTGTCAGTATTCCTGAAAAAAGATTCAGTAGATCTATCTTGAAACCATCCCCAATATATCGAATCCTTTTGCAGATAAGGAATAACTGGGTCAAGATAAGGATCAATTAATATGGTAGATATGAGCCTAACATTCGTTCTAGGGATTGAATTGTTCGCTGCATATAAAAGATCTTCTCTGTATTGTTCTTCTTTGCTATTTGTGACAGTCGCATATGGATCTAAAATAAAAGCTCCATTCATATATATTTGATTTTTTAGATTCTCTCCATTATCTATAATAGCTTTTGCACTTTCAAGAGTTGGACCGTCAATTCTTGAACAAATAAGTGCGACATTTAAAGCTCGACTGCCATATTCGTACATTTCTTTTCTGTCAAAAAGAGGATTAAACGTTTTTTTAGAAAATGTATGATTTATTCTAGATATTCTAGATGTAGAAGATATAATGTCTCCACCATCATGAAATCCGCCAGGAACATTCATTCCCAAAACAATAACGCTCGTATCTGCATCTATAACAGCTTTGATGGAATCTTCTACTTCGGCCTGAAAATCTTCATAACTTGGAAGTATCTCGGTTAGACTGCAAGGTACTCCTATTTTGTTAGATCCATCAAGATCGTATTTAGCTAAATAATAATCTGCCAATAATTCGCTATCAGCATCATTTTCTCGATATACTATAAAAAGTTCACTCATACCTTATTTTCGTAAAAAATGAACAAATTCCTTGCAAAAATAAAGCCTACCACAATGTGATAGGCTTTAAATGAACTATTTAAAGATAGTTATTCGAATTTAATTCTACTTCCTCCATCTAAAATCAAATCTGGATTGTTGGCAATAGCGTTCAGTTGGTCCTTTACGTCAGTACTTCCAAATCCTCCCTCTCCTCGGATCGTATCTGATAATTCTGCTACTTCTTGTATCTCCATAACTTCTGTTTTTCTTATAAGCATTTGACCAATTTTATCGCCAGCTTTATATATCTTTGCACCAGATATATATTTTTTGAATGTTTCTGATGCTTCTTCCTCGTTTTTTGCCCAAACGGTTCTATGAGTTTCAGCAGGACATTTGAAACGGAATCTATATTCTCCTCTGTATCCTTGGTCACCAACAGCCACACAGTTAGCCAGAATCAAGTCTGTCTTAGAAACTGAGCTACGAGCTACTAATTCTATATGATAGCCCACAGGAGGCTCTATAGCCAATCCTGTTTTATACTCTATATAAAGCATTCTCCATGTTATTCCATCATTATCCCCAGTTGGAACAACTTTAATGTTCCCATCATCGATAGCGGTTATATCGTAACCAGCATCATCATCATGTGCTCTTTGAGGTATTATTGCATCTTTGTGTAACTTTTTTACTTTCATTTCAATCCTTTCTCTAATTTAAGAACAAGCTGTCCAGCCACAGTTTTGGCTTGCTTTCTATTTGTGTTCTGAAACTAATTTGCATAATTTTTTAAAATATTCTAATGAATGATTATTCTTCATTTTATTAATGTCTTTATGGACCCATTGTACGTTTCCTTCTATATATCCTAATGAATTATCAATACGATCTAAAGATGCAGTTTCTTCTCGTACTTTTTCTTTTTTTCGGCTTTGCTGCCCAAATTGTATATCCATACCAGTTAACGCACATTTTTTGTTTTGAGCTAAAAATAAATCCCATATATATTTTTTATCAACATTATGTTCTATATCACGAGTTTCTGCGTTTCTTTGTATTCTGCCTATTGTTGTTCCTGAGATATCCTCTATCCCGATAAAAGATGGATGTCTGCTTCCGCTAGGGTTTTCTAAGCATCCACAAGATTTTCTACCCGATTTTAACGCATGTGAACTGACTATAATCTCTTTCCCACAAGCACATTTAGTATTCCAATAAATAGTTCTTTTGTTATTTTTTAGTCTAGAAATAACAGTTAGATTTCCAAATTTATCACCAATTTTAACAAATAAACTAGCACATCCACAAGATTTAGGTGTATATTTCCTTAAAACATCGCTTCTATAACTTTTCATCCGACCGCAATCGCATTTACATAACCAATAAGTCGAATTGCTGTTTCTTTTAATACGTGTGTTCTCGTCTACGCTGACAACTGTTAATGTTCCAAACTTTTTACCAGTAATATCTATTTTTTTGGCTCCTCTCATAATATCTCCTATATAGCTTATAATTTATCTATATGTACAATTACTCAAGCTGATATAAAAGTCCTTTTTTAAATTTAAAACTAATTGCACGCAGAGAATCCGCAGTTTTTGCACATTTTGCAACCTTGTTCACGTATTAATTCATTTCCGCATTCTTCACATTCTTCGCCATTTACTTTTTTACCATCGTCAATATATTTTTTAAGCGATCTGGCTATAGCCTTTTCAAATGATCCAAAAGAAGCTGATTTCGTTTTTTCTAATTGTTCTACTACAAACGAGATATCTGCTCCATGTCTTAGATTAGAAGAAACGAGTCTTGTGATAGCCTCTTCCATGTCGCCTGACTCATCCATTATATTCTCTATTTCGGCTCCTTCAGACGTAATGAGTTTATAATGTCCTCTCTTAACTTTTTTGAGCATACCTGTTTTATGAGCTTTGGGTATTTGCCCATTTTTAAGAGCAAAAATTTCATATGGGTCGTCAGACAAAAGCCCAACTACGGTAAGGTAGTCTTGTCCTTTGACGGAAATATGATAAATATCACATGGTAAAACCTTTGGTCTTTTAGGAGCATCATGTTTATCAATGTTATCAGCATCTCTTGGGATGCAGTTGCTATCATTGGCAATAAGAACTCCAGTCCTAGAATTTTCTCGATAAACAGTAATCCCTTTGAGTCCCGCTTTCCATGCAGCTTCATAGATATCAGCCACTTCTTCAGTTGTAGTCTCTTCTTTGAGGTTTATAGTGGACGATATTGAATGATCTAAATTTCTGCCTGCGGCAGCTTGCATTTGGATTCGTCTTTTCCAATCTATATCTTCTGCACATGCACCAAACCAGGGGGATTTTGTTATATCTGTTTCTCCAGTAACGTCCATCCACATTTTAACTTTAGAATGATAGACAGTAAACTCTTCCCATGAATCTCCGTTTTGGTCTACAAAATCAACTCTAGTATTTTTATCACTAGGATTAATCTTCTTTCTTCTCTTATATTCCATTTGGAAAAGAGGCTCGATTCCAGATGTTGTCTGAGTTAAAATGCTCACGCTACCAGCAGGAGCAGACGTAAGAAGTCCTATATTCCTTCTGCCATACTTTCTCATATCTTTATATAGTTCTGGATCTTCTTCTTTTATTCTCAGCAAGAATGGATTATTCTTTTCAAGATTATAACCCCAAATTTTAAATGGTCCTAATTCTTTTGCCATGTCTACAGAACTTCTATAACATCCAAGTTTCAAGGTTCTATAAATTTTTTCTGCTGTTTTGATTCCTTGCTTGGAACCATAATCAAGACCTAACGCTGCAAGCGTATCCCCTAGCCCCGTTGTTCCTGTTCCAGTCCTTCTCCCCGTTTCACAGACTTCGCGTATTTCTCTCCAAAGCGACAATTCAACCAGTTTGATTGCCTCTGGCTCTGGATCTTTATCTATCTTATCTATGATTTTGTCAATACATTCTAACTCAAGATCTATTACATTTTCCATAAATCTTTGAGCAACTTGTGCATCTTTATGGAATTGTTCAAAATCAAATTTGGCATTTTTAGTAAAAGGATCTATAACATAACTGAAAAGATTTAATAACAGTAATCTACAGGAATCACAAGGACTTAAAGGTACTTCGCCACATTGTAGTGCAAAAATACCATCAAATATATCATTTCCTGATTTATTTTTCCTGATATCAGTGATAACTCCTACAGTATGATTGTCATCCACAGTTATATTATAAACATCTTGTTTTTTTGTGATATATTCTATTTTAGTAACTTTATGATTGTAGTCTGCTGCTAATTCTTTAATTTCTGTGAGATTTTTAAAACCATATTTTGTTCGTAACCTAAACGAAACATTTTCTTTCTTGCAAGCGTTTTCCCATTCTTTAAGAGATGGGTTTTTAATAGGATTATCAAAAGTTAATTTAGAATAAATTCGCACTTGATCATTTCTCGTTTTTATAGCTTTCTTTTCATATGTATTATTGATCGAGTTAGTTCGTGTTTTATTAGTCCCTTTTTCGTTTGCATGATAATTACTGCAAGATATGCTACAAAAACTGATTTCTCTATGACTATAATCTACTTCGAAAGAATTTCCGCACCACTCACATTTGCGTATAACTTTAACTTTGTTCTGATCTATCCTTGCGTCATATCTCTGCTTTGTTGCCTTTTGAAAAGTTTTTACAACTCTTGGATCTTTATCTGCATGTTCTATACCGCACTCATTTGCAGCCCATTTAGCTAGATCTAAAATATTTTTAAACCATCCATTAGTTCTAAAGCTAGAAAGTCGTTTGGGTATTTTTTTATCTTTAACAAAATTGAACCAGTCATTTTTAGTAAAACGTCTATTTATTTTTTTAGTCAATGTTATTGCAAATTGTTCTATATCTTTATTTGTGTATCCAGAATATCTGCCATTTTTTTCTCCTGAATTATCTTTTTTTGCATGATATTCTTTGTGTTCTGAAAACGTCATAATGTCTAAATTATTTGGGTCATTATTTAATCCATCATAGTCTTTATGATGTACAACAATGCCACCTTTTACCCAGCCATCTTGTTTGTTTATATCATATAAAGTATTCCATTTATCAGTGTCCATAAATTTTGCAATCAACCTATGCTCATAGATTTTGTCTTTTTTAGAGTTTAAAGCGTTACAATACGTTCTATAGTATTCTTTCTTGTTAGTTTTAACAATTTTTTCTGGCCTTTTAATGAACTTAAATAAACTGTCACCGCTTTTTAATTCTTTCGCCTCTCTGGTTTCACCTGTTTTTAGAGGGAATTTGTGATCATGGGTTACATCGATGTGAGATCCATTGTCAAAATGGACTCGTACCATTTGCTTATTGACTCCGGTCTTTCTGGGATTTCTTCCCCATTTAATAGATATTTCTCCATTATTGGGGTTAACAGAATATACTGGTACGTCCATTCCTTCTTTTGCTAAATCTTTAAGAGAGACAGCATTTCTTCCATCAGCTACTGCAATTAATGTATCTCCGCTAAAACACGGGTTCGTGCCTGTTGTAGTAAAGCCATATTTGCTATAACAGTCTGCTGGACTTTCTTCTAAGATTTTGTCCCAAAACAAAAGACCTGGTTCACCTGAGTTTCTAGCGTTTTCTACTATTTGTCTCCAAACATCTCTGGCGTTGACCATTCTAGATATTTTTGGATTTTTCGAATCTACAGGCCAACGAATCTCATATTCTTTGTTTTTATTAACAGCCTCAAGAAATTCGTTTGTCAGCTTTATAGATATGTTTGCACCAGTAACTCTTGTTAAATCTCTTTTGACTTTCGTAAATTTTAGTATTTCTGGATGATGAACGCTGATAGATAAAAGCATTGCTCCTCTTCTGCCGTTTTGAGCTACTTCACGTATAGAGTTGGAATATCTCTCCATAAAAGAAATAATGCCAGTAGATGTTCTAGCGGCATTAGTCGTAGGCGTTCCATCAGGACGGAGATTTGAGATATCTGTCCCAACGCCGCCTCTGCGTTTGCATATTTGAACCATCTGTTGATCTGTATGCAAAATTCCAGAATAGCTATCTAAAGGAGGAGCAACGACAAAACAATTAGACAGAGTTACAAATTGATAAGGATTTCCGATGCCATACATTAGTGAGCCTTGGGGAACAATCTTTTTGAAATTCTGTATGTATGATAATATCTCTTCAAAAGACATTGGATTTTTGAACTTTTTCTTTTCTATCCTAGCTAATTCGGTAGCCATCCTAACATGCATTTTGTCTGGAGTGTTTTCAAGGAGATTTTGTTTATTATCTCTTAGTGCGTATTTGTCCAAAAAAACTTTTGCTGCTAATTTATCTCCGTTGAAATATTTTGTTGATTCCTTTAGAGATGAATTATAATCGTAAATCTCCTGCTCCATATCGCTTTTACCTTTCTATTATGTCTATTATTCATATTATATTTGAGACTATTTATTTTGCTACACCGAATCTTATTTTAAATGATTTGTAAAATCTTCCTTTGTTTTCTTTTCGTCGTAACACCAACTTTTTTTTAACTCGATTCTCTGTTAATCTTTAACGGCGAAATATATTTCTTCTAATGAAAACCCATTTTCTCTTTTGGCTCATATTCGGCTCCGCATCCAAAATCTTTGTCTTTTAATTCTTCAATTGCTTCTTCAAAATGCTTTTGTTTAACAATAGCTATATCATTTTTGTTCATGCTTTTGTCTTCTATTGCTAGTATAGCAGCATATTCTGAGATATGGAAAATGAATGCACCAGGCATGCCTTTTGTTTTTTTAACTATTGCTTTTATATCTACATCTTTATGAAGTTTGAAGCTTTTTGTGAATATTTCAATCATCTTTTCTCTTTCTTTTGCTGCGGGAACATCGACTTCTATAACTTTATCAAACCTTCCAGGTCTGTTTTTAATCGCTTTTTCGACTTTATCTATCATGTTAGTGGTCGCAATAGTAATAACATTTTTGAATTCTTCTTGCAGTCCGTCCATTCTATTCATAAGTTCAATACACAAATTGCCACCGTGACCGCTAAAATCTCTATCTTCTGCGATATAATCAATATCTTCAAGTATCAACAGAGTTGGTGATAGATCTTTTGCCATTTCGCATATTCTAGAGACATCGCAAATACGTCTTATGTCTGACGGAAGAACATATATAATGGTCATAGGCATTTCATTCGCTAGAACTTTACAGAGCATTGTCTTGCCTGTCCCAGGAACTCCACATAATATTATGCCTCGTTTTATAGAAATCTTATTTTTGGCAAGAATGTCTCTGTTGCTATATAGGTTATGAACATTTCTTTTTATGACTTTTTTGATTTTAGGTGCAATTATTATAGAATCCCAATTAGTCTTTTTATTTAGCTCTAAGAAATTGCAAAGGGGATTTATTTTTTGACCTTTATAGAAATTATTTTGCTTGCTATAACTTAACCATTTTTCCCAAAAATCTTTTGGACTTTTCAATGCAAAAATGCTATAGTTCTGCATCGATCCGTCATAGTTCGGACTCGTGAACAACGCTATTCTTTCGTTTGTTTTTTTGTTCTCCATGAATATAAAGGCTTTTATATATATAGTAAAACTCTTGCCTGGTGAGCTATATGCGATACTCATTTTAGGTTCTACAATTGCCGAATATTTAGAGATGTAGAATTTATCAACTATCTTATAGTCATTATTTTTTAGGAAAGTTTTTAATTGATACTGCAATATGTTGTGTATGTAGAAACTAGAGTTCATGTCTACAGACTGATATTTTTTATTGTTGAAAAATTCTGCAAGTTTCAAGACTCCAAGATCTTCGTTTGAGAATATATCCGATATTTGTCCTAGATTTGATTCAAACAATTTAACGTCAGAATCCTTTCCTTTGGATATAGACAATTTCGAACCAGATTCAGTTACTTGAGGTTCACAAGCATCTTGATCGTCGTATCCGTCATATCCATCAGCGTACCCTTCATTTATATCTGTCATTTTGTTTCCTTGTATAGCGTTGAATTATTGCATTATAGCAGATGATGCAATCACTTTTTTCTATTCTTTTTGGATTGGACATTTCTAGAGAATAATCTTTCTACAAAATATTCTCTAGTGTTTGCCGGATAATATGGTTTCAATTTTTTGACAACTTTGTCAAGAGGAAGACGATCTTTTAAGAACTTATTGTCAGAACAATTAATAATCATTCTACCATTAGAACTTTTAGTTATCCATTTTAATCCTCTAGAACAGTTGGTTAATGTGTGTTTTTTGTGATGGGAATTATTCCCATAAAAGTCTGTTATACCATCTCTATTTTGACAGTCGAACCCTATCAAAACGATGGGATCGCAACCCAGAGCGTGAGCAAATTGGTATGCTAGTGGTCCAGTACTACCCTTCCCAAAAAGAACCATTGGGTTAGGAGGAATACGAAACGGTCCTGGCATGAGTTTAAATTGATATGCGATCCCTCGTGGATCAGAAGCATTTCTACTATATTTAACGGCTTTCAATTTAGGTAAAATCGCTCTTTCTGTCAACCATAATTCTACGTCTTGCCACATTAATACAGTAGGGTCTATAACTTTAAACGCTCTATTAATACCTATCGTGAAAGTACCTTTCAATAAAGATGCGACATCATAGTCATTAACTGACGGACCATTTCCTATAATAAAACCAGGTAGTCCTCGCATTGTACTTTTCCAACGTCTGACTGTCAGTCTCGATTTTTTAGATACATGTACCACTTTTTTATTTATCATTTTTCTCTTTAGGGGGTTTTCTTCTATGGTTCTAACTCTACGTCCCAATAACCAAATTCGTTCCACTGGTCAGTACGAACGAAATATTTCCATTCTTTTGGAAGTTTTTGACCAAAGGTATATAAGGGATTCCAATGAGGTTCTCTGGGAGTACTAAGCAACTTAAGCCCTGCTTCTTCAGGAGTTCTTCCTCCTTTTTCAACATTAACTTCAAAAGTCGAGATAACGACATTATCCCATGTAGTTAATCCACCGCGACATTTTGGCATAATGTGATCTATTGTTCCAGTTCTAGAAGTTACTTTTTTGGCGGTATATTGACATCTGTATCCATCTCTAATTAAAAGATTTCGTCTTGTAAGTCTAACTCTAGTGTGGGGAATTTTATTGTATTTTTGAAGGACAACAATTCTTGGAAGTCTAACTTTAAATCTATTAACGTTAAGCCATTGATAATCTCCGTAAATAGATTCATCATCCTCAATGGGAATTGAAAAGAGGTCGGACCAATCGCTCCATGTCAAATGTTGAAACGTTTCGTTATCTACGTATTTTGCACGAAAAGAAAATACTTTATTTAATGTTTTATACAGAGGTGTAAAACCAATAGCATCTAAGCTTTTGTTTAGAACAAGCGTAGGACTATTTATTATATTATTATTGGTTTGTGTTGTCATTTCTCTAGAATACTGTTAACCTTATTTATGAAGTTTTCATTTTTGTCTACAAAGTATATTTCAAGTATGTTATCGTATTCTTTAGCATGTTTTACCATTATGTTTGCAACCAAAGAATATTCTAAAGATCCTACTCCAGTTCCCAACGCTGTCATAGCCACAGATTTTATATCATCTAATAATAATCGCTCAAACACGCTTTTTATCGCTTTCGAAATTATATTTAGACTTGTATATCCACCAGGATATCTCATGGTTACGGCATGATAAATATATTTTACACTATTTGTAGACAGATCGCCGGGTCCAGTCACGTAACATTCGCCAGCTTCTTTATTCTTATTTTTGCATATCCTTCTCGCTTCATTTTGTATTTCTATACCACCAGCACGCCGAATAGATCCTGCAACTCCTCCCCCCATAACACCAATGCCATTAGCAGCATTGACTATTACGTCTGTATGTACGTCAACTATGTCTCCCACAAAAGCATTTATCATTTTTATATCCTAGAACAAAGGATTACTATTTTTACATTTTTCTATTATATCAAGAATATTATCACTAAAATAATTTGGATTGATTTTTATTCTAGTTTTTAGTCTTTTCAAAACGCTTTGATGGATCTGACTAATTCTTGATTCAGAGATTTTGAGTTGTTTGGCTATTTCTTTCATAGTCAATTCTTCGTAGTAATATAAGTAGACAATGTTTTTTTCTAGTTTTGTAAATCTTCTGCCAATAAGTTTATTCAAGAATTCCATCCTCACTATCCTACTATCAGGCGATGAGTTTTTATGAGATTCAAGATATTCGTTGAAGTCTTTTTTGTTGTCATTATTATCTATATCTGGGTTGGAGCATGACTCTATGCTAAAGATCGATCTCGCACGAAATTTTTCAGGATGCTTGTTGTAGTCTAATTCGTTAATACCCAATTCTTTTAACGCATCTGACCTACTCGCTTTTTCACCACTAGCATTTTGAAGTTTATCTTGCTCTTTTTGTATTGAATTTTCTCTGATTCTTACACTTCTAGGAACCCAATCTTCTTTTCTCAGTCCATCTAACATCGCTCCCCTTATCCTAATGTAAGCATATGTCTCAAATTTATTGCCTCGCGTGACATCAAAGTTTTCTATAGCTTTATACAATCCATCGACTCCATGAGATGCTAATTCTGGTTGAGAAACATGACCGTTCAACTTTCTAGATAATGTTGTTGCAATCTTGTTTACGAATGTGAAATAATGTTCAACTAACTTGTTTTTACTTTTATCGTCTCTATCTTTTAAATATACGTCCCAAACATCAAAAATATTTTCAACTTTCATACGGTCTCCTATTATAAGGTTAATATTATAGTGCGACAGGAATTGCATCAAATTAAGAGTTCATCAAATTTACTACACTATAATATACGACAAATTGTATACACATATTTAAAAAAAATGCAAAAAACTTCCAAGATGTGACTCAAAAAGAGATATAATAACAAATCAATCATAAACAGAAATCGGGAAAAAGATTACATTTCCCGATTTTGTCAAAAAGTTTATGCTTAAAATCATAAAAATAGAGATTATCGGGAAATGAGTAAATTTCCCGATTTTTATTTTAATTACAATAGGAGCGAGACGTAACAATAGAAAGGATGAAAAATGGCTAGAATAACATCAAAATTAGATAATGATCTTTACAAGATTACAATGGGTGCTGCTGTAGTCAAATTATACCCAAATGCTAATGTAAAGTATTCTCTCTTCAATCGAGGCGGGACTGTCTTCCCAGAAGGATTCGCAAAAAAACTCAGAGAAGCAGTAGATGAAATGGCATATCTCCCTGATTTGAATGCCTCTCAAATAGCATGGTTAAAAATCAATTGCCCATTTCTTTCTAACCCTTATATAGATTTTTTCGTAAAATATAAATATAATCCAGAAGAAGTAGTAATATGGCAAAATGATGCTGGAGAACTTAGCGTCATCATAGAAGGTCCATGGTACAGCACAATCTATTGGGAAGTTCCTCTTATGTCTCTCATTAGCGAGTTATATTTCGAAATGACAGGACAAAAGCCCAATGACAACTATGAAGAAATCGCCAGAAAGAAAGGCAAAAGACTTGAAGAAATGGGAGCGTACTTCGCTGATTTCGGTAGTCGTAGACGCTTTTCTCTCAGAGTCCACGATTATGTCGTTAACGAATTGAAAACATCGAAAACTTTCATTGGAACAAGTAACGTTCTTTTGGCATACCTCTACGGAGTTAAGCCCATTGGGACAGAAGCTCACGAATGGATTATGTTCCACGCCGCTAAATACGGATACAGAATGGCTAACTCAATCGCTCTTGGACGATGGGTTGATGTCTATCACGGCGATCTTGGTATTGCATTGACAGATACATTCACAACCGATGACTTCTTCAAATCGTTTGACATGATGTATGCTAAACTATTCGATGGAGTAAGACATGATTCCGATGATGCTATAGTTTTCGCAAATAAAACTATCGCTCACTACAAAAGACTTGGAATCGATCCGTTGTCGAAAACTATCATCTTCTCCGATGGACTAAACGTCGATGAAGTAAAAAGGATTCATGAATTCTGCAAAGGAAAGATTAAAGACGGTTACGGCATCGGAACACATTTTTCCAACGATGTTGGAGTAAAGCCTCTTAACATAGTTATTAAAATGATAGCGGCTCAACCTAACGGTCAAGAACCTTGGGTTAATACATGCAAGCTTTCTGATGTTAGAGGAAAACATACAGGAGCAATCGAAGCAATCGAACTTTGCAAAACTACATTAGGAATTAAATAATGAAAATAGTAATCGCACAAACCAATACTACGCCTTTGGATTTTCAAAGCAATACAGACCAAATTAAACTTGCAATGGAAACGGCTCGTGCTGATACGACTATCAGTTTGGTCGTAACGCCTGAACTTTCAATTCCAGGATACCTTGTAAAAGATCTAATGTACAACCACGATTTTGTTGAACAGAATTTAAGATGGTTACAAGAGATCGTTACGTTCTCGGCTGGAAGTCAATACTCTACCGTTGTTGGATACATCGACAAGAATTATAATGGTCGAGGTAAACCTTTCCGTAACATGCTTGCAGTTATAAAAAACGGGACAGTTGTAGCTCGATACCAAAAACAACTGTTACCGTTCTACGATGTGTTTGACGAAGGGCGATATTTCGAACCTGGCAATAAATTAGCGGTTGTCGAAATAGACGGAGAAAAATGGGGATTAGCAATATGCGAAGATATTTGGAACGATAAAGATACCGACGATTATAACTATAAAACTAATCCTCTCGCTCAATATCGTGAAATGGGCATTCATAACATTATTAGCATCAATAGCTCTCCGTATGTTATGGGAAAGCCTGCCGAACGAATTAAAACGTTAAGAGAAAGTTTTGCGAAAGGGACTTTGATCTATGTCAACCAAATTGGCGGTCAAGACGATCTAGTTTTTGATGGTCACAGTCTTATCGTAGAAACTGGTAGAGTTACGTATAAGGCAGAAAGAACTATCAAATCTACGTCCCATGTCTGTACGACAGGTAACGAACACTATATAGATGTAGACGTAATGGAGAAGGTAAAGGGAAGCGAAGAAGATCCGATTGGATTACTTTGGGATATGCTCATTCTCGGATTGAGAGATTATATCAAAAAGAGCGGATTCAACTCTGTCGTTTTCGGAAGCTCTGGCGGAATCGATTCAGCCGTAATTGCAGCATTAGCTTGCGATGCTATCGGAGCAGAAAATGTTTACGGAATAAGAATGCCAAGCATCCACAGTAGCGATCACTCCTTAGACGATGCAAAAAAATTGCAAAAGAATCTTCAATTCAACGATTCTCTTCTTCCAATCAAACATATAGAATTGTTGAGCGAATACAATAAAGTCTTTGCCAAGATCAAAGACGATAAAGGCTATAAAGGCTATAATGATGTAGCAGACCAAAATATGCAAGCTAGAATTCGCGGAGCAGCCGTAATGCATGCTTCTAACGCTTTTGGTATGCTTCCTCTCAGTACAGGCAATAAATCTGAATTGTCAGTCGGCTACTGCACAATCTATGGAGATATGTGCGGAGGATTCGCTCCTATCAATGATGTTTACAAAACCATCGTTTATGCTTTAGCTGAATACTTCAATAAGAAAAATAAGAAAGAGTTAATCCCTGTTAACATCATAAGGAAACCGCCAAGTGCAGAACTTGCTCCTGATCAAAAAGATGATGACAATTTATTGCCATACGAAATCTTAGATCCGATTCTTTATGCATACATCGAATGTTATATCGGCGATTTCTATGAATTCATAAGTACTGATGACCTCCCAGAAGAAGTAAAAGTCTGGGCTGTAACGCCAAACGCAAAAGCTCAATACGATAGAATGATATCGTTGGTTGATCGTACAGAATTCAAACGCCGACAAGCCGCTCCCGGTATCAAAGTATCAAAAGTTTCGTTCGGTACATCGAGAAGAGTTCCAATAGTTTTTAAGAAACGTTAAAGGAATGTTTACGATAACAATGTAATATTATAGAAGTGTCCGACCATTACTTCGAGATACTACTATAAAATTGTTAGGGATAATTCCTGTTTCTGAGTAATGGCTGAAACGGGTTTTATCCCTATTTTATTTGGAGCAACAATGCGGATAGATCCTAATGATATAATAAATAAAAAATACAATATGTTAACTGTGAAAAAGTATGATGGATTTATGCTCTTGGAACCAAAAGGAAAAGGCATTTTTATATTTGCGAATGTAAATGCGGAGGAATCAAATTTGCCTATTTTTTTACCAAAAGGCGGTAATGATTGGGATCATGAGAATACTGCATCTTTAGATAGAATCGATAGTAGTAAAGGATATGTAAAAGACAATGTTCAGTGGGTTCACAAAGATATTAATCGTATGAAATGGAATTTTCCTCAAGATAAATTTGTTAAATTATGTTCTTTTGTGGCAAATAAAATAATGGATGAGAAATAAAGTCGCATTTGGTACCGGCAGAAGGATGCCCATTGTTAAAAACTCAAATAAAGGATAAAATGAAAACAACTAAACGAGAAGTAATCACAGAACGTCCGTTCTTGAACCTTATGGAAGCAACATATGAACATGAAGGCAAAGAAGGAAAGTGGACCTATGTGAGCAGATCAACTACAGAACCTGAAGGATGCGATGCCGTTATGATCGTTGGTTTGATGAGAGATCCTCATAGATTAGTTCTAATCAAACAATATAGAGTTCCTGTTGGCGATTATATTCTAGAATTCCCTGCTGGACTTATAGATGAAGGAGAGACAGTAGAAGATACAGCTAAAAGAGAATTCGAAGAAGAAACAGGCATGAAGGTAAAAAAGATTCTGACCGTTAGCCCTCCAACATACAATTCAGCAGGACTCACAGACGAAACAGTGGCTATGGTTTTTGCAGAAGTCGAGGGAGAACCTTCTACCGAAAAAAATGAATCTGCTGAAGATATAGAAATACTTGTTTTAAATACTAAACAAGTGGCTGATTTAATAGATGATGAAACGGTTAAATGGTCTGCTAAAGGTTGGCTTTATAGCGGTATGTTTGTAAGAATAATGTCTAATTTTTGAAAAACGTAAATTTAACGATTAAACCTACTCCCAAAAGACCAAAGATCAAACCTAACCAAAACTTCGGACTTTCCCAAATATTGTTATATGGAGTCGGTTCAAAAGGAATGTCTATAGGAACAATGTTTTCAATAGGACTAGTGACTAAATCGTTTATTTTGTCAGAACTGTCGCCAATAGTCTTTAAATAAGGCTCTATAGAAGGCTTTGTGGTTGGTTCTGTGGTCTTTGCTATAGTTTTTATGGCATTGACCCCATTTTTTATCTTATTGCTCTCAGCGACGATATTTTCAAGAACTTTTTGCTTCTGCTTTGCTACCCTCTCAAGGCTGTCTATCTTTTCTGTTTTATTACGATTGTCTACCACAAGGTTTTCAATAGTTATCGGCTCTTCAAAAATAGGCTCACCTATATCTTCTACTGGTGTTGCTTGAGGAGTAATCGAGCTATCTGGCGTATCGTTGAAGTAAAACTCGTAACATCCAGAACAAAGGACTAAAGCGATTATCAATGTTAGTGCTATTTTTTTCATTTTAAAGGATATCTCCGTTATATACCGAATATATATTATCGGCATAATGAATTGGTATAAACAACAAAATATTAAATACTACTTGGATGAAACAATGATGAAAGAAGCAGGATTTCTAAACAATTTCATAATCGGAGAAATAATGGTTCTAGCTCCGTTACTAGGCTATCTAGGATGGACTCAAACAGACATTTTTAACCGTCTAAAGAGCAACAACGGCGATACAGCAGCTTTAAAACAGCAAGCCATAGAAGAAGCTCAACAGCAAGATGTACCAGAACAAATTATTCAACAAGTCCAAGATAATATCAACAAACCTCAACAAGAAGTGACAGAACAAGCACCTGTACAAAAAGAGCCTACAGCTTTTGATCGTATGCGTCAAAAATTGATCGATAACGAAGGCTTTGTTAATAAGGCAAATCCAATAGGAAGAAAAGGGGAAATAGATATAGGTGTTGGACATGCCATGCTTAACCCCAACAACGGAAAAACAAAAGCAAAACAAACAGCAGTATCAAGAAGGATTTTCTCAAAACTATTCGGAAACACAGTCAATTTTGATGCAGTCCTAAATGGCAGACAAGAACTTACAAATCCACAAGTAGAACAACTGTTGAAACATGATATAGATGAACACTCTAATAGGGCTAAACGTTTATTCAAAGACCCAAATCATTTTAATTCACTGCCTCCATATCTGCAAGATGCTATCTTTGATGGAGTCTATAGAGGCGATATCGGTACAAGAGCTACCCCCAAAACTCTTAGATTTATGAATGCAAACGACTGGGCAAGTGCCGGAAAAGAATACCTAAACCATCAAGGTTATAGAAAAGCTAAAAAAAGAAGACTTGGTGGAGTAGCAACTAGAATGGAAGCAAATCAAAGAGCTATGTTCCAATACGCTAGAGAGTTAGGACAGATCTAAGTCCACAACGTTTTCCTAATCTTCATCAATCTTATCAAATGATCAGTATCTTCTTCGTAGTATTTTAAATCTTTGTCATAGTCCCAATTTGAAGGTTTGCTCATTTCTTCTTGTCTCTCGGGACGTACTACCTTCCACCAGTTATAGAGATATTTTAATTCTTTCTCTAATTTTTGATCGTGTTCATGCTTCTCTTGAAGAGCTTTAATGTTATCCGCTTGAGATTGTTTGTCTTCCCAGTCCTCTTTCTTCATCTCTTCTATTTGCTCAGTATGATCCCAACCAACATTTTCTAACAGCTTCTCATTTTCTATTACATCACAGAAGACAGCAAAACTAGAATGAAGTAAAAGAAGATCTCTGTCTACCCATGTTGGCGGTAGAGTCTTTGCTTTTACCACATTATAACGATGAAAGAGGAAACATTTGCAGTAATAGTATTTATCTGCAATTTTTCTTTTGCATCTACTGAGCCACCAATAGAAGTTGTGGGGAAAGTGTTTACGCTTTTCATTTAAATCGTACATACGATCTTTTAGTCCTTCCATAGGATAAGTCTTAAGCGTACCTTTCTCGATAGCTTTATCTATTTTTTTGATTCTTTTTTTCAATTTTTTAAAAGTTCTAGGGTTCATGACTCTAATTATAACATATTTTCATTCACTTTGCAAAAGAAAAAAGAGCATAATAAACGATATTATACTCTTTTCCCTTGTGCAAAATTCTTATACGACATTCATATAATATTCGGCAATTAGATGTAAAATCCTTTAGTTGTTCAGATTAAAAACTTTCTCGTACAAGTCGTTAATCTCTTTAACAGAGTTCTTTAAAGGAGTTACCTCATCCTCGGCTACAGGTCTTTTAGCATTATGATAATCTATATCTATACCAAAAGAATTAACAAATAGTCCTGTTGGGAAAAAATATGAAGAAGTTCAATTTTCTTTTTATTTTTAAAAAGATATCTCCAAAGTCCCATAGTTTATTTCCTTTCGACTATGAATCTGCCTTTCTCAGGGGTTATCCATCTAGCAGCACTTTTAGCAATATCCATTGCTGCATCTGCTGAAAATACGTCATATCTTTCATCAGCAAACGTATAGGTATTTTCTAGTTTATCGGTTTCATCATATACTTCAACATTAAATTTAACTTCGCTCATATCTTTTATTCCTTTTAAGTTATTAAAAAGGTAGGATATGGATTAACATACCCTACCTCTTTAAATAGGTTACAACTTATTATCAAGTTTCTTGTGCTGGTGCATAATCTTCTGCCTTCTTGTTAAACGTCCAAGCAACGGCTTGTTGACACGTTTTCATATCTGGCGGAACTTTCAAATAATACGGTTTAAAAGTACCATCCTCATTTGGAGACGAGTTAGAAACTTTAACAAGCGTGATAGGCTCAGGAGCATCCGTCTGAGCTTGCTCCCTAAAAACTCCATCGCATTGCAAAAGTTCTCGTTCAGATCCATCTTCCGCTACATCAGAATCAACGATTCTGAATCGGTTCTCTTTTCTCATTCGATCATAACCATATATTTGCATACCGACATAACGTATCTCAGTATTGTCATGGTTAATAACTTCTTCAAACGTCAAAGTTTCAGGGAAGTTAATGTAACGGGGAGGAACAAGAATATTCTCGTAATAAAAACATGTACTACCAAAAGCATCAACGTCTAGACCATGTTTTCTGCCTTCTTGATACCAGATACAACGAAAAGGCGAGATATATGCTGGACCATCGTCACAATGGAGTCTTCCAAGAATGTCTTTCTTGAGTTCCAATTTTCCAAATGGGTAGAGTCTACGGATGCCGCTTATTCGACTTCTCCACTTCTCAAACTTTTGTCTCGTATCGCTCATAATTACCTCTTTAGTTTGATTAACCAACTTCGCTAGAGGTTGTTGTTTCGTTAGAAGTCAATTCTGCATTTTCTTCTTCGAAAGACAATGGAGCTTGCGACCAAGTTGGCTGATAAGCGATTTCAATAGCATCATGCTTGATGATTACGAATCCACCAATATCGTCTTCTCGTTCGGGCGTTGCTTTTGCAGAAGGACCAGAAATTTCAACTGATCTTGCATTAGCCAAGACAATAAAGTCTTCACCGACATGAGCTACAACGCCGCGATACTGATATCGAGCGCACAACACAGCGATTTTTTGACCTTCATGAGAGTTGATGATATCACCAAATTTGGTCAGACCATTTAACATCTGTTTAATCTTATCTGCTTGGGCTGTTGGATCTACTTCTTTGGTTGCGTCATTTGCTACATCTGTCATTTTCTACTCCTGTTGTAGGTTGTTTTAGCTTGATTAGCTAAACGGTTTAGATTAATGTATTTTACTTAAGAGATCAAACGTCTCTTCTTCATTTGTTAACGGGGCATGTACCCAATTTGGTTGATAGATCAATTCTACTGAAGCTAAACTTATAACTACTGGTCCATCAATATCGTCTTCTCGTTCTGGCGTTTCTCTACTACTTTTGCCAGAAATTTCAACGCATTAGCAAGTACAATTTCGAATGGTGATATGTCAAGTGATATACCACGATACTGGTATCTGTTACAAAGAGTTGCTACTTTTTGTCCCAAATAAGATCTTGGTACACTGTAACTTTTACTGATTCTATTAACTAGTTTTTCATTCGTTACAACTGCACGTTTTTCTTGGTTCTTCTCTTCAGCCATTTGCTTCTTCCTTATGTAGTTCTTCTTAAGTAGAGTATTAGTCTCTTACTTGACGCTCTTTTTCAGCGGAAAGCGGATCATATTCGCGTTGACGAGAAATCTTGATCCATTCATCTTTCGGCATCGTGATAGTATCATGTTCGTCATGATCTACAGACATCTGCGTTGGAGATTTGACATAAACATGTCCATTATCTGGGTCAACATAACTCTGGAACTGCGAGATATGTGGGGTTGCGATGGCGTGAGTATGACCAGTTACTTCTCCGTGAGCGAGAACTGGAGTCTCATGTCTTTGATCTTTCTTGAGAGCGGCTTCAGATGGTCCATCAACTACTTCAAAGAAAATGTCGCCTTGTCTTGCTTGTGTTTGTTTCCTGTTCATTTTAAACTCCTATTAGGTTTCAGTTATCAACTATATTTATTGTATCGTCTGATTAAGTCACAAAGTATTAATAAATTATTTTCTTTCTTTTTCCTTCATTTACATTGTAGTATAAATGATAGTCACATATTCTTTTTAATTATTTTAAGGATTTCTTTTTGTTTCGCCCTTGAAGGAGGATTGTTAGTGGGTATCGGGTAAATATGACCTATTTTTATCTTTTTGATATCTGGTCTAGCTATGAAAACATTTCGACATTGATCGTGACTACATACTATTTCATACCCTGGTATGTCCCAAGACACATCATTTCTAAACGCCCATTTAGCATCTTCGTCAGACAGTCCCATAGCTTCTTGTATCTTTTTAGAAAAGGCGATTATACGATTATGACGATTTCTTATTATTTGAATAGTTTTTTGGTATTGATTCATAATTATATTATACTAAATCAAATAAACACAAAATACGGCTAATCTAGCGTTTTCTATTTCTATTTCCGCATCGTCCGTTTCTACATCCACTTATTGGTTTGTTGGCTTTTATTTTATTAGATGCTTTCATTCTAGCTATGTTTCTTTCAATTATTCTTTGTGTTTTTTCTTCTTCTCGTATTAAGCAAATGATCATAATCTTTTGTTTAGCTTCTGTATCAAGATCTAATGTATCAACGTAAGCTAGTATTTTTCTAAACTCACGTTTGTTTTGTTTATAGACTGTTATCCATCCGTCAATTTCTTTAGGTTTTTCTACTAAACGATTAATAAATTCTGTGTCCATTTTAATTCTCCTAACAATATAAGATTAGACAACTAATAAACTGATACCAGAGAAGGGAGTCGAACCCTCAAGTCCCGAAGGACAACGGATTAAGGAATTCTCGTTATCAGGTTCATTCTGCAAGAATTCATTAAGTCCGCAGCGGTTGCCATTTCGCCACTCTGGCTGATTAACTACTCCTAACTTGATTCGAACAAGTAAACCCGAAGGTACAGACTTTTGAAATCTGAGCGGTTGCCATTTCGCCATAGGAGCGTGTAACGGAACGAGTAGGATTCGAACCTACGTGACCCTTTCAGGCCAACGACATTAGCAGTGTCGCGCAATAATCCACTCTGCCATCGTTCCAAATAACAGACTAACGTTAGAAAATGGTACTGGACTCGAACCAATATACTGTGGTTTTACCTTCACAGCTAGGAAATCACACATACGTGCTTGCAATTCTGCGTTTGCCATTTTCGCCAACTATTTTCAGTTAGTCTGTTAATTAAACGGATGGTACAGGGGTCGAACCTGTAAGGCTTTCGCTCGTCTGTTTTCAAAACAGGTGCCGTCGCCAACTATCGGCTTGACCATCCAATTTAAAGACCCATCCCAGAATCGAACTGGGGTCTGTTCTTTTGCAGAGAACCGACTTACCACTTGCCCAATGAGTCATATACCCTCGACAAGATTCGAACTTGCAATATCTTGGACCTAAACCAAGTGACTTTCTCCATTTTGCCTACGAGGGCGTATTTTATTTTAACCATTTTCTGATAGCATTATCAGATACTCCATATTTTCTTCCGGTTCCACAGTAACCTAATTCTTTTATTTCATCAAGCAACTGTTCAGTAGAAGGTCTATTGCTAACTTTTCTATTTATGGGACTTAATAAGTAACATTTCCTGCATATTGTGTGTTTTGAGTTTTCGCTAGTAGGATCACCACAAATCTTGCATTTTAATGTTTTGCGATCTCTATCATATTTTATCTTTTTATCGTGTTTTATTTTTTGTTCAGATTTAGATTTTTATTTTAACTCCTAAATCGGTTAAATCCTCCCACCATTTATGAGTTAAATTTTTTGCTCGTTTTCCTCTACAAAACGTATCAGTTTGAGCATCACAATTCGGGCACAATAATCGCAAATTACCTTCTTCGTTATTGCAACAGTCTCCATCTATGTGATCCAATCTTAATCGCAATGGTTTATTGCTCCATGTATTAATCCCACAAATTGAACATCTATATTCTCTTTTTTTACTTAAAATAAGTCTTTTCATTAAAGAATGTGTTTTCGCACTGCTTCCTTTAGCAAACGCTTCGTCCCATGGAGTTTCTGTCTTCTTTCCTTGTCTATTTATCCTTTCATCTGTAAATCTAGTTTTACCTTTTGACCAAAGCATACCTGTAAAATGATCTATGTTTATATCAAAAGTATCAATTAATTTTTTGATAGCGGAATATTTACTTCCATGATTTTTATCGAATCCAAGTTTTCCAAGAACCTCTCTTATACTAACAGATGTTTTTACAGCGTTTAATAATTCTAACTTATTAATATCTTTAACTGCTTTATATCTTTTTAAAGATTCGTAATCTAAACCAAATTCAAAGCATTTTCTTTTTAGCTCTCTATAAGTTGTTCCACTTAATCTTTTTTCATCATAATATTTAGTTGTAATAAGGACTTCGCCTTGTTTCTTGTGAGCTTTCTTTCTATCAAGTAGAGCTTTTTCGTCCATTCTACTATCGACAGACATTACTTTCCAACCATCATCCCATTCTCCATCTATGTGAAGCTCTAGGATACTATTCCTTTTAGCATATTTTTCGGGAATCCAACGAACGTCTTGGATCATGCCATTCTTTGTCTTTTTTATTAGTTTGCATTGTTTGTAAAACATTTTACTTTCCTTACTGGACCCTGATGGAATCGAACCATCTACCCAACCACCACACAGAATTATAATGGGCGCGAGTTTTACAGACTCGTGTGTGGAGCAAGATCCTTATTTAGTTATAAAAATTCTCTTACTGGGATTTACTGGAAATTAATGGGAAAACGAAAGGGGAAATTTAGAGCAAATCCGGAGTATGTTTTAGAGACATAAACTGGACAGCAAGAGAGATGAATAATACGATGATAGAGACTGAGCGACTACGCCAGCGGCGTTCTGTCTGTCAGTCGTAATGTTGTTTTGAGTCTTCATTTTTCTATCTCGTTTATTTATGCATGCCTTTGATTGAGCATGCTTCTAATTTCAGTATCGGTATTATAACCGATCTTCTATACACATTGCAAGTAAAAAATAAGATTCCTTTATTTTTTTATATTCCAAACAGTTAAGTTTTGGTCTTTTCGTAATAAAGCAGAAATAAATCGTCCTACCCCCCAAATTATCTCATCGTTCACCATGACAGAGGGTTCAGCAGTTTCTCCTTTAAATTTTGTCGCATAGTCTTTATAGCGTCCGGGGTTTTGATCGTAAACTTTTCCAGCAACTATCTGTAATCCCCATTTTTGATTTATTTCTTTAATCACATCAACCGGACATCTTGCTATGGAATTTAAATTATTCGCATTTCTTAATAAGTGAGTCATTTCATATTTAACTGGTTGATTTGCTATTAATTTCCATGAATTAATATCTTGAATATCCTCTTGGTTGGGATTCGGGCGTTCATCTATTATTTCTTTTTGAAGCATTGCAGGGAATCTGCTTACGGCTTGTATCCATTCTAGTGGTTTATCTTGAAGTGCTTTTTGGATGTCAATGGATGACATTTTACTATCTGATACTGCATAAGAATCTTCCTCGCCATTTTGTGCTACTTCTCTTTGGTATTGTGCTGTTTTTACTAGACGATAATAAGAGGTATAGGCATAAGCGTAATCGCGTTGTTCAACTTCTGGTGTGACTCCTGAATCCCATGATGGAGGGATGTCTTCTTCGGGACCATTTCTGTCATAATCATCCTCATCCTCACCTGTTTCTTTTACATCGGGATAATACACATTAAGTGCTTTTTTTAAATAGAAAGGAGACATGTTATAGAATTCTTGGATGGTGTTCTTCGCCCAATCTGGTTCCTCTTCATCATAATAATTATCATAAATAGTTTTTGCCATTATGTCAGAAGCTATGCTATTCGATTGAAAATAGCTATTAAAATCATATATAACCGCTCTAAACATTTCGCTTATATCGCCTTGCGCCCAACCATCGTCATAAACATCAGCATGGTTTGCTATTTCGAATATTTCTTCTCCTAAAATATTAATAATTTTTTGTTTCATTTGTTCTGGTATTTCAGACATCAGTCCATATGCGTTTTTGTCTCCACTCGGTATGCAGTTAAACAGATATTCTATCCAATCATTAATCGACCATTCTTTTACTTTTCGATTAATTATTACATCATCACGAGTTTTAGGTGGATCAACAACATAAGCTTCAGGATTTTCTTTTTTGTCTTTTCTAACTTGTTCAGCGTGAGCTTGCATGCGTTCTATCAAAGCTCTAGCTTCTGGATCTAGTCGGTCGTCTTCCCATTCATTTTGAGATATTTTTTTTCTATATCCTGCTGTTTTAATAATTTTCATTATTATCCTAAATTATTCGTTATCATAACTGTGTCTTGTATTTCCATAATAAGTCGTTTCGTCCATATGTCTTTCCATGTTGTCAATTTCTCGCTGGTCTTCTGGATTTCCTTAGTAGCCAAGTTCTTCATTTCTTTTTTCTTCGTACAATGCGTCTTCTATAATTTCAATTATCGGGCCAGTCTCCATTGATTCTGTGATATCTGTACCGGCAGGACCATATACTGTGTTTTCTTGAGCGGTTACTTTTAGTGCAGTTATGTCGAATGCTGGTTCACGATCAGATTCTGTACGTCTTCCTTGTTCGACACCTGCTATTCCTTGAGTAAATGCACCGTCAGAGCCAGCGTCCCATTTATAGTTAAACTCTACTGCTATATCAGGTTCACTAGGATCTTGTTCATAATCAAGATTCCATAATAAGTTGTATGGGTATTCTTTATGTCGTGGGTTGTGTTGTATTATATTTGCTGTTTTAACGGTTTTTATTTTGATCCAACCGTTTGCTAATCCTATCTGTTGCCATTTATTCTCGTTTATTTTTATAGTTGTTTTGCCATTAGCTTTTTTAATGAGTTTAATTGGTTTTACAGAAGCTGCAATTGGTTGAGCCGCAACGGGTTGAGCCGCAACGGGTTGAGCAGCCGCAACGGGTTGGTTCGTTTGTGCTGGTTGAACTTCTCCTTCTCCTTCTTCGACTAGGGTATCAAGCATTCCTTTGATTCTGCTTATTGGCATATCTCCAAATGCGGAGAACAGGTTTTCAAGGAATGGTATTAGTTTTGATTTTGTTAATCCTGATCCGACGAGTGCTTGTCTCAGAGCTTTTTGCATCTGTGGGTTTAATGATCCCATTAATCCATCCGTTTGCTGAGCATTTTTAATCCACCCGTTTTTAACGCCTATTTGTTGCCATTTACTTTCACTTATTTTTATAGTTGTTTTGCCATTAGCTTTTTTAATGAGTTTAATTGGTTTTACAGAAGCTGCAATTGGTTGATTTGGACCTTGTGTAGCATCCAACTGTTGTATCTCTTGTGCTGTTTGTTGCTCATTTGCGGCTAATTCAGCATTTGCTGCCGTAATATCATTTTGTATGCCTTCTATTATTTCTTTTTGCCATCCAAGCAACTCCGCATATTGTTTGGCTTCTTGTTTAGAAACTTGTCCTTGTTGTATTTTTTCTCTTATCTGTTGTATCCCACTACTTAGACTTTGATAGGCGTTTCCAAGAATGCCAACAATTCCTGCACCAGCATTCCAGGCTCCTTGTCCTATGCCTTTTACACCTTTTCCTACTTGTTGAACATTGTCCCAAAAACCAGCTTCTTTTCCGATTTGGACCCATTCTTGATGGCTGATTTTGACTGTTGTTTTACCATTTGCGTTTTTTATAAGTTTCATTATATTCTCCGTAACTAGGTTATTAACTTATGTTTCGGATAAAAAAATGAAACTCCTTCATCTAGATGCTTTTTTTATGGCAATTTCTTTTGATGAGCCTATTAATTATTTCCTTTAATTATTTTTTACGGATTTCTTTTTTCTTTTTGGACATTATGCTGTTTCTCGAATTCATCAATCGCTGATGTCAACTCATCTAATGGCAATCGTCTATCCTCTTCGTCTGGGTCAGAGTCAAGTATATTTTCTATTTCTTTCTCTTGGAGTTGTGCTCCATGCAACGTAAAGTCTGCTTTTACAAAGATTTTAGGAACAAATCCAAAAATAGAAGTACAAAATTTACATTTCATTTTGTAATTAACAGGAAATATATTATCCTTGTCTTTGAAGTGAATGTCGTGACCACAAACGGGACATTTAAAATACATTGTTCCCATGTCTTTTCCCAATCTAATTGTTAGTGCTACTATACTTATACATCGGTAATTTAAAGGTTTATTCCTCTAAATGGTTTAAAAGTTCAGCTAAATTTTTAAAATCTCGTTGTATTTCGTTTATAACCTCTTTTTCTGTTACGCTAAATTTGTGTTTGAGATATCTCAATAACAAGGAGTCATCTATATCTTTTAGAGTACAGATAGGGCAACAATCTTCAGTAACAGCTTCACCGCCCCAATAATCATCTTCTTTATAGGTTATTTCTTTATCAACTTTATCAAGATGTTTCTTGCAAAAAATATGTTCATGTTCACAAACTTCAAAACCAACTTCTCCGCAATTGTAACCTGTTTCCAACGTTCCACAAATCTCACATATGAAACTACTTGAGCTACTATTGCTTACAAATCCATTTCTCGTTTTCATTATCCGTCTCTCCAAGCCTCTTCATGCCAACCGAATCCTTTGATGTCATCACCAAGCAAAGATTTGATAAGATCCTCTACGCGAGTTTTAAACTCTTTGCCTGTTTCATTGTCTCCGATATTGCTCGGATCAATACCAATGTAAATGCCATAGTATTCAGGGTGGTTTATTGAAAGATCTATTGTATCTCCTAGCTCATATAACAATTCGTAATCATCTTCTTCGAAATGATCCATATATGCTTCAAAACTATCAAACGCATCTCTGTATGATGATTTCGCTGCGGCTTCATTGTTTTTGGTGAGCAGAAGTTCTTTCATCTCATCTGTAGCATTTTCTTTAATTCTGTTTGCAATTTCATCACCTTCATCTAGGCATATCCCATAGATGTGGAATGAACTGGTTGAACTGTTGCTTACGAATCCGTTTCTAATTTTCATTTTTAACCTTCTTCATCTAAAATTTCTATTGTTCCTGCTGCTTTCATCTCTTTTATCATTTGGTTTATGAATTCAT